GTTTCCCAGTCACGATCCGGTGGTGCTGGTGCTGGCAGTCCCGAAGGTGTGGAAATTGCAGGGCCTATCGGCACAAAAATCGCCAAGATGAAGTATTACAAAACTTGGCATCGTGTACCGTCGCGAGTTATCTTCGATGCTAACGGACTCCCAGCACGGTTTATGTCATTATCGTTTGCCTCTGACAATGTGATGCTCGGTAGCGTCAACCGCAACGATATTTTCGGTTGTCTTCCCGGAACACTGCTTTTAGAAGGTGTGGAGATACGTAGACATGCAACACCGTACCTGCTCTCAACACCTGTTTACCGTATTCCGTTTGGTCATCATTCTGAGTACGATGTCACGCTTCACATGGAATACTTCGACCCACCACGTGGTATCGACAGAAACACTGGAAACCGGATTTTCGAACGTGGCCATAACCTTGTTCCGTGGGCCCGTGATAATCTGTGGTATCCCGCTGAGACCATTCGTGTTGTCCCGCCACTTATCGTAGGTGATCCAGCGGTGCGTTTACCCATCTTCCTAAACAACTACTTTGAGGAAATGTTCCAACCGATCCCATGATCCGTCCGGGCCCTATCATCATCACCGAAGCTGCGAAGATTAATCGTTCGATTGCTTTCACCGAAACGATTAGTAGGCAGTCTCCGACCGGATATCCGGAAATCTATTACAACAACACCTACGGTGATTTCTTCAATCTCGATGAGGGTGTTGAGAACCAACCGTTTTATGCGCAAATTGTTGCTGGGCCTGTTGGCACGTACTACAGCTGGGAAGAAATCGACATGGTCGATGGGAGTCCCGTCTACCACGAAGGACTCAGAAGCGGGACTGACACACTCTCGCCAGCACACCCCAAAGACCCCGCACACGTCGCAATAGCCGGTGATATTGTCTTGATGCAGTTCGATCAAGATCAGGACGTGGTGGGGCCTGTTTATTCTTTCATTCCAGCATCAAGCACTGGCGGTGGTGGGAGTTTTATACTTACAGTAAGAGAGTCCGATCTTTCACCGTCTCTTGTCAGTATTTCCACGATTACGTTTGATCAGTCTGTTGGTCTTAACGTGACCGCTGGAGCTGCTGGAGAAGCTGTCATTTCTTGGGGAATGACAGTTCGTGAGGTTGATCTAAATCCTATCTACACCGACATCAACACGATAGAAACGGAAAATTTAACTCTTACCAATCCTTCTCTTGGTGTTGCAAGGATTACGAATCCAGGACTCACAGTAAGAGAGTCCGATCTTTCGCCGTCCTTAACGGATCGATTTACGCTTACGATCAACCAGGCTACAGGCTTGTCGGTTTCCGCTGGCGGTGCTGGTGAAGCAATAATTACGATGAACCTCACAGTACGTGAGGTTGATCTTGCTCCATCACTAACTCAAATTAGCACGATTTCCTTCGATCAGACAGTAGGACTCAATGTCACAGCGGGAGCTGCTGGAGAAGCTGTCATTTCTTGGGGAATGACAGTTCGTGAGGTTGATCTAAATCCTATCTACACCGACATCAACACGATTGAGGTGAACCAAGCGGACGGACTTTCTGTTACTAATCCGTCCGCTGGCGTTGCAAGGATAAATTTTACTGCGCCTGCAACAAGTGAGAAGTGCGATTGTTGTAATCTTCGTATCACAGGTGATTCGAGTTCTTCAATTCCCGATACTAACCCCGGAACAGCGGTAGATACTTTATACTTGCATCGACATGACGGAAGCTATGTCTCGTTGTATGACGGTACAATGTGGGGAAACCACGAGATCGCCGATCCTGCTCTCGCGATTTCGATCACCGATAACGGCCAAGCGGGTGGAACAGCAGTTGCGGCGGACACGAGATTTTATTTATACATCTATGACAATTCCGGGACGATTGCGGCTGAATGTGTTACGACAGCTCCGGTCGAACTTGACGGTCGGCTAGTGAAAACTGGAGATAACACAAAACGATTGGTTTTTGAGGGATCGACCGGATCGACTGCGGGCGAGATGGAGTTTTCTGAACAACGGTGGATGGGGGCTAATTATTGTAATCCACTCAAACGTTGTGTCTGTGTATCGAATTTTGCAATTCACTCGATTACTACTGCGGACGGATTGGATTTTTGGGATTCAGCTGTTGCTACTGCGGACGATTCCAAAGCAGAGTGGTATGATTTAGGTCGTCACTACGCTGTTGTACATTTGAACGGGAGATTAAAATCTGACTCTCATCAATCAGGTGATTTGACAATGCTCGGTGTTGGTGTCAACACAGAGACATTGATTTCTGTTGATCCTCCGCTAGCAACAGATGGTGATTATCTGTTTTCGGCGGGTGTTAGTTATTGTTTGGGCGCGAGTTCAATAACAGTTGGAATGAACTACGTACAGGTCATGGAAGAGACAGAAAATTCGGTAGACGGCGGAACATTAGAAGAATTTTCTATGTATGTGGAATTTCTTGCATAAGAGGTTTTCGATGGCAGTTCTTGTACAGGTTCGCGCAGATGTTTATCTCGGTGCAAACGCCGTTACCACAGATGGCGTTTCAGGGGAAGCTCTCGATCAAGCAACTCCGATTTATCTATCTAATGGCAAGTATTATAAGTGCGATAACTCAGACGCGACCAAGTCGGCGATAACAAAGATTGCTGTTACAAAAACGACAGGAGCCGATCAAAAAGTTGTCATTTTGACTTCGGGTGATTTTCATCCTGGCGCTGCTGTCGTAGCAAATGAGTTGTATATTGTCTCCTCAACTTCTGGTGGAATCGAAATACTATCAGATCTTCAATCAGGGGAGTATCTTGGTGTTGTGGGGTATGGTGTTTCTACCTCGTTGATTCGCTTCGCTCCGTTTATATCGGGGGTGGCGAAGGCTTAGATTGTATTAGTTTTCTTCGATCTCCATCAAACCAAAAGCCAGCAATTCGTCCAAAAGCCAGCATCCTCTTACGTGGTCTGGGCTATTGCAGTGCGCCAGTACGCGAACATCTTCACAATCAGCATCTTGTAAAACCTCTGAGAGCATTGGCATGAGCTCAAATGATCTTTTTTCGTACATTGTTTTTGCCAATGCCTTGACTCCCGGATAATGCGCAAGTGCGTACCTACCGTAAAGGTAAACTGGATTTATCACATCGTCTGCTACTCTCAAAATTTTCTCGTGTTCGTTTTCATCAAGTGACTGCGCAACACACTCGATTACCGCCACTGTAAAATGTGTTTCTGACGGATGAAATAATTCGGAGTTCATCAGAAGGTGAACACAAGCTCTTGCGATTGGGCTATTTGACTTGTGTGACATGTCCTCTTTTTGCAGTATGGCGTGTTCGTGACAAAGAGACTGTATTCTTTGGAGCTCGGCATTTGTCGTGTACTCTCTGTCAGCACGCAGTTCGCAGAACTCAACTGCGTACCGGTAGACATCGCTAAGCTCATCCCAGACCAAACGCAAAAGACCACAGCAAAGCATCATTTTCTTACGGTACTTTGGTGGTCTTTCGTTGATTTTGGTAATCAGTTGCGAAACACTCATCGTCCATATCCGTGCATGTTCATTGCTGGTTGTACGCCAGTTTCTTTCGTGGTTTTTTTGCGAAAGTCGATCATGTCGGCGATTTCGATTAGCTTTGTTGCTAACTCTCTCGCGTCATTGGCATCTAGCTCAATATCGCAGTTGTGGCATTTAATCTCCAGTGTGTTGAGATTAAGCTGTAGGTCGTCTTCTCCACAAGCAAAACATCGCATGTCCACGGGTTCGTACTCCTCTTGTAAAAATTCATCTTCTTCATCGGAAAGCCAGTTTTCGTGCATCTGGGCGTAGCGTTCATCTCGCTCTTTAGTGTGTTGTTCTTCCTGCTTTTTGAATCTCAAGTAGTCACTTCTTGCACGAAGGATCATAATGATATGACAAAATATGGTCATTGAGACGCAGAAAGCACCTTCACTTGGTATTCCGTCTCTGATAAAAATTGGCACGCTGAAAAACACGTTGACGGGCAGAGCTGCTACGAGAATCCAAAACAGGATTCGGTTGTTGGTAGACATCATTTATTTGATCCTCTTCCAAATCACGAACGCGGAATTTCAGCTCGATAAAACACAAGATGCCAAATAGAAACACTGCTACCGGCACCATCCACAAGTGGAATCCATCTAACATTTGCATTTTCCTTTGTGAAAACGGTTACACTTTCTACAAAACTTGCCTTGCCATTTCGTCCACCACCAAAGGCAGGCGAGGACAAGAAATAACACAGCAATGAGGTAAATTGCAAAATGACCCATCACATCCTCTCTGCTACCAGTTTGACTGCTTCTTTGTGAATTCGCCTTACTACTTCTTGGGCCCAATCAACCGTATCCAACGTGCTTTTCATGTAGTCAATGGCTTGCGCAATACATTGGGGCAGTTTGTCTTCACGCCATCTTCCGTTACGCTCGTGGAAGTCGATTTCTTTACAGCACTCAATCACAAGCTCGGTGGGGATTTCTTTCATTTGACTACTTCTGCCTGTTTCAAAATAGATACAAGTTCTGAGTGTACGTCCTCTGCGCTATCTTCAATGGCAGTACAGTAGCCGCAAAGTAGACTGGTCAGTTTCAATAGTTTTCTCTCTGCATCGGGTATCTCGGTAGTTTCTTCTTCCTTGACTTCGTGATTCTCGTCTTTCTCGACGAGCATTTCGCAAAGCTCATTCATGCTTCGTGAACACGAATCTTGCACGGTTAAATCTGGTGGCATTGCGTAGATGACGTTTCGCAGCGCGTGTAGGTACGTTTCTAAATCGTCTACATTACCGGCTTTTACCTTGTCGTGAAGCTCGATCATCACATCACGGATATTGTTGGCTCTAGTCTCAGACATCAGTCTGTTTATCTCCTTACGTAGATTGTGGTTCGTGTGCGTCATCAGCTGCATTTGATACTGTATCGATGACCCCATCTCTCAAATTCTCCGGTAGGTCTGGGTTGAATTCGATTTTGTGAATGTTCAGAATTTGATGTACCTGATTTGCCATATCGCCGTTAAGTGCAATCGCTTCTGCGTTGAAAAAACAACAAAGCTGAAACAACTCGGCAAAGTTGGTGTAGGTAACTTCCACAGCTGTTACCGCATCGGGAATTTCCACATAATCATTGCCGCGCTGCATAGGCAATCGGTGAGGGTGAAGGTAGTACAAAATCAGAGTCTTTCCGTGTCTGCCTTTGTCGTCTGGGTCTTTCAGTCTGACGTGGACGAGCTTGGCAACACCTCTTGCATACTTGGTGTACTCCTCTAAAAATTCATCAAAACTAAGTTTCTGAACTACCATTTTCTGTATCCCCTTTCAAAATATCGTAGATTTTGGTTTTCAGAATCCGGTGCGTTTGCTGCTGTGAGAACAACTCGTCTTGCACTCGCTGGACTTCTTCTTTATTTTTGACGTTTGCTTTGAGTTGTTCCAAATGATGCAAGATGAACATTTGCAACGGGTAGCAACCATCAGGCACATCATCTTCGTGGTAAAGTCCCGTTGACATGTCAGTAGTCAAAAACGATTCACTGACATCGGATATCCTGTTCTGGAGTTTTTGCAGCTGCATTTCTTGGTTGTCAAGTTTTGTATCACATGTCATCGTCTGTTGTAAAATCTCTGTCAGACTGTCTGCGAAATTGCGAAACGCCATGCAGAAAATCCAAAAGCAGACTAACTGTACAACCAAGATTCCAATCACGATACCTAAAATAGCTGCAAGCATCTCTACTCCTTACTACACCAATTTTGGTAGTCACTCAGGCTACAAATTGATAATTTCTTCCGCATCAAACTCTTGCTCAGCTGCGTTTGTGATGATAATGAACTGTATCCCAAGCTCGTCTGCTAGCGTCCGGAGCATCTGAGAAATCTTGTCTAGTCGTTCTTTGCTCCTCACGTGTTTGAACGCTTCATCTAAAATCAGAACCTTTCGCACTGGTGGGTTAGCGCACATCATTCGCGCTAACCGCAAACCAAAAGCACAGATGTCGGCCACACCTCCGGCTTGCTCGTTCAATATATCATCGACTTCGATTCCATCTGATGTGAGAATCATTTTTGAGCCAGTAGCGTTTTTCTTGGTTTGAAACTCGATTCTAAAATCCATGTCTTCTGAGAAAATTGACTGAAGACATTTCGTTACAATGCGCGCGATCTTGTGTTGAATGTGGACTTGCAATTTAGCAGCGATTTGCTTCAGAGCTTCTCTAGCGCGTGTGTGGACTTCGATTTGATGTGTGTGGTGTGAGAGACTCTTTTTCGCATCGGTAAGCTCGCTTGCGAGTCTCTCTTTCTTCGCTTCTAATTGGTAAATTCGTTTTTGGGTTTGCTCTATTTCTTGGTATTCCATATCGGCACGAGTTTCCACTCGCCTTTCTCTTTGGTTTTCAATTCGGAGCGGTCGTACTGCAAAGAACAACCGCCAAACCCCGTGAACAGCCATAAAAGCGCAATCAAAATAGTTAAGGCAATTTGCCACGGGAGTTTGACTTGGAACATTGTTAGTATCCTTTTTGCACTAAGACTAAATCGAGCAGGTTGAGTTCAGCGCCTGCCTGAGCAGTGACGTTGTACGCATCGACTGATTCATCGTAGCTACTATCAGACAAATCCTTTGCGTCGTTCGCAAACAGGAATGCTGACGTGTAATCAGGTAAAGCGTAGAAATCATTGGCTAGAATCTCAGAGATTTGAGCATCGTCTAAGAACGTTTTCGCGTCAACCAAAATCGATTCTGCTTCGTCGAGAAATCCCTGAGAAGCATCAATGAATTCTTGGCAGTCGTCGATTAGTTCTTGAGTCAACACTCCCGCTTTCTTTGCTTTCTCAAAACGCTCGACGTAATCATCGTGAACGTCTTGATAACCTGATTGGTAATTGCTACTCTGTGTGTACTTGTCGATTGATCCCGTCACTGGTGGCATTCCGTTTGGATCACCTGTTAGTGACAGGTTCATGTCTTCAAGTGCTTTTGTCGCTTCCGCCTTCGTGTTCGCCAAAACCATAGGCGGGAGCATTAAAAGGATTGATAGAGCGCACGCTAATCGCGTCATAAAAACACCTTTCAGTTAGGGAGGCGGTCTTGCCTCTGGTTCAAAAAATAGTGAAATCATTTTGGGTATCCGTATTTGTTTAGAACTGCCTCAACCGCTGATAACGCAGTTGATGCGTCCTGAAAGTAGTCGGTGAGTTTCTTGCCGTCGTACACGATGATCGATTTTGTGTATTCGATTTTTGCACGGTTTGCAAAAAACTTCGCAGCTGCATAGTCTTGCATGACAACAAATTCAAAATGCGCAAGTTCTAAATCGTCATCACCGGTATCGATGTAACCATTTGCTAAATCAATCTCATTTTGAGAGCTTAATAGCGCAGCATCAGCTTTGTTCAGCTCTGATGTCATTGTGTCGATTTCTGCTTGTGTGAATTTGACCCCTGCCTCTTCTGCGTCATTCCAAGCTATGATGTAGTTAAGATATATTGTGTCGTAGACGCTTTGGGTTTTCTCTTGCGCTTCTTTCGCTCCTTCGGCGCTTTCTTGTTTGTCTTCTGCTTCGGAAATCGCAATCGCAGCTTCGGTTTCAGCATCAGGCGCAGCAATCGCTACTTTCGGTGTCAAGGCCATGTAAAGCGCAGGCGCGGTTACAAAACACATTGCCATCACCAAAGCAACAAGCAACTTCGGCACGGTGAATTGACGTTCGATAAATTTCTGCATACGTTCTCCCTTGTTTACAAGTTCACGTTTTCTGGTGCGTTTTCGGCTTGTGGTTCGTTATGGCCCAAAAGAGCTTGTGTGTATTTGAACATTATGGACTTGTGTTTTGCCGTGGCCGCGCGTGAGCATGGGTGTTTCTGGTAGTCGTTCCAACTCTCTCCGTATTCCGGGCCACCGATCATAACCAAATCGTGTTTACTGAGCTTTACTCCTATTTTCAACTTCTCGCCAGAGTTCTTTTGCTCGTTGCTCTTGGTCTTCGTCAATTCCGATCCATCCTTTGATAAGCTCATCTAACACCTGTTTCGCGTACTTTTCGTTGACGTTGTCTTTGTTGGTGTGTTTGCCCACTGCCTTCCTGAGAGTAATCTCATTCAGCTCTCGCATCAAATCCACAGCCTCTTCCATCTCGTCTTCTTTGATGCCGTCAAGAATTCTGGTTTTGTAGTTGCCTTTGTGTATTCCTGTATCACGCTTCATCTTCTCAATCGTTTTGGACACGTCGGAGAAATCTTCCAACAGTTTTTTATTAGCCTCTCTTCTGGTGGGAAACCATTCCATTTTGGGGTCTGGGTCGTGATCTTTGTCTACTTCGTAGAAACCATCAAACTCTTTGCTTGGCGTGATACATCCATCTGGAACGTCACGGACTACAACTGGCCCCAGATACCCATCACCTGTTGCGTCCATCTTTATTCCGTAAATTTTCACTGCTCCAAATCCTCTTGGATAAGATCACGAATGGTCAAAATATCTATGTTTTCTGATTCCATCACAGCTTCTACCATTCTTTTTTTGATTCGTGCTAAAAAGGCAGTACCTTCTTGTGTGATCTTTACGTCGATTTTGCGTTTATCAGCGGGGTTGATGTGGCAAGACACCAGTGGAGTTTTCTGGGATTCCAAACCTCTAACAATTCGCGACATCTGGGCAGGCAGAGTGTTGATTGCTTTTTGGATATCGCTCACAATCATAGTCCCGTTTTTCTCCAAAATATGAAGTGTCACGAACGAAGCATGAGTCATCTCCAAGATAAGAGATTCCATGTTGATTTGGGCAAGCCCAAAGTAAAAATCAACAACAGCTTTCGATGATTTTTCCAGTGGAGTTTCTACGGTTTGGGTGGTTTGTTCTTCTTGCGCTTGCATAAGTTCTCCTAAAACATGTATTCTTCCACGTCCAAATTATCTTCTGGATTTTGGTAATTCTCCGCTTTCTCTTTCGCAGTTCCTTTGGCTCTTTGTTGGTACTGATTCCAGTTTTGCACGAAGTAACCTGAGATAGAAAACGAGTTATCCGAATTCACGATGTACTCGATACCTTCCTCATCAATCCAAAATCCGGTCTGCGTAGGCGCTTCTGCTCTTAATGGATTCACTTCATCGAGTAAGTCTTTCGTTTCGGGCACGGTCTTTGAGTACCGCTTGTCAAGCATCGCCTGTACTTCGCGGTAATTCTGTTTGCTGGCTACCGACATGACCTCATCTATCGTGAGACCTTGTCCAGACCAATCATTGAGAAGGTAAAGTGGTTTGCTCATTAGCAGCTACAAGTAAAAGGGTTTACGATTGCTCTGTCTTCGACTTTGATTTCGCGGTAGATTTCGTAGTGATTCCAGAATTCATCGTTTTTCCACATGTTGTTGAACGCGTCTCTATCATCATCGGACGATAGTATTCCTCCTTCTTCCCAATGAACATCTCCTTTGGCGTGATCGTCTGCGTAGTCCATCATTACACTAAAGGAAACTCGTTGGTTGTCGGCGTAGTCCCTGAGCCATTTCTCAGCGCGTTCTCGTAAAATCTCTCTACAATCATCTAGCGTTTCAAATACCGAATTTCGTGCCTCTATAGCCATTCGGTGTAGCTTGCCTGAAGGCTTATCTACTACCGGGTGTGTCCACTGGTGAACCATGTCCGTGACGGTATTGGGAAACAAAAACAGATAAACACTGTCTCCTTTTTGTGGGCAGTCTTTCAGAAACGGGTCAAGAATACCAATGTGATTATCGGGGTCGATGTTCTTTTCAACTAATACTCCTTTGTCGCTGTAACCCGCGATTCCCAAATGATCTCCCGCTTTGAGGTTATCCTCATTTATGATTACAGACAAAACAGCAACGTGAATTGCATCTTTGCCGTGATGGTTGACTCCGTTTAGTTTTTGTCCGATTAACTCTTGTGTGTCGTTCACGATGTTTCTCCCCTTAGTTCTTCTTCGAGTTTCTCAAGTTCTTCTTTGTGGGCAAATTTTAGTGGTGGGTTTTTCTTATCCACATATGCCATCACCTCTTTTTGCAGTTCCTCAAGTTCGTTTTCCTCTGCTAGTGTTCGCACGTCTTGGATGATTAATGCGTGTCTGCGCTGGTTGACAACTGTGAACAGCTTATGTTCTTTGCATTCATCACAGAGATTGTAATTCTCTTCAGTCGGTTGACATTCAAGGCAAATCTCGCAGTCTTCGCAAACAGTGGCGTAGTCACAATCCATCGCGGCCAAATTGCAAGACCTGCATTTGATCTCGTCTGCGTAGCTAAAGCCTGCAAGTCTCAGTACATGGTTGCGGTTTTCCCGGTGCGGTACTTTGTGTTCTGGTTTTAGCTTTCCCTCTTGTGTGTGCATGTCTACCACTTTGAGCAAATCGGGTTCTTCGACCAACTCATTTGGGTATTCGTAGTGAGAATTGGCTACCATCAAAGCCGTAGCTTCATCGCCTGCCCAGATGCACACAAACCAGCTCTCTTCATCGGGAGAATCGGTGTTTGATATGGAGTAAAGGTTCATTAGCAGCTACACCTAAAGTACGCGTAAGTATCGACTTCGATTCCCGTGTAGTTCTCGAAGTGAAACCACATAGTCTCTTGTTTTTCCTCACCCATCATTCTGAACATGTCCGTAGCGTGGTTGTGGTCTCTCAAATCCACCATATCCTCTTTCTCATGGCTTTCTTTCATTGCCTGCATGAGAAACATAAAATCGATTTCTGCCCACTTCGCTAAATCCTGTAGCCATTTTTTGGAATAGTCTCTACTGCGTTTTGTTGACTCAGCTTTCGGTGCATTTGGCAATTTGATATTCGGGTGTGTCCAGTCGTGGCGCAAATTCGTTACCGTGCCGGGAAACAAAAACATGAGAAACTGATCGTCTATTCGCGTGGAGGTGCGCAAGTACGGATCACAAATGCCGATAGCGTCAGAGGGATGAAATGCCGTCTTGACACGAAATCCTTGTTTCTTGGGATTCTCAGATTTAGCAAGCTTTGCACCGGGAACAATAATCTCATCGGCAAAAACAGGCATCACCGGAATGTGGATTGCGTCTTTGTGATGCTCGCCAACAAGTATTTTTCCTACGTAGTCTTGCATTGCTATACCTTAGCTTGTGTTAGTCCCGCTTGGTTCTGGTATTTCCCGTTTCTATCCGCGTAAGTGGCATTGCACTTGCCACCTTCAAAGAAAATCACTTGGCAAATTCCTTCACCGGGATAAATGCTCACTGGCATGGGAAGCGAGTTGTAGATTTCAAGTGTCAGCACACCTTTCCAACCGGGTTCCAAAGGTGTCATTGAAACGATAATTCCCGTACGCGCGTAAGTCGATTTGCCAACACAAACACCCATTACGTAATCTGGCATATGAAAAGTTTCGATGCTCTCGCCTAGGACAAAAGATTTCCCTTCCAGTACGAGAGGTTCGCCTTTGACCATCTCAAATGTGATGTAGTCGTCAGCTGTGATGTTTTTGGGGTCAAGTACCTGTCCGTTGTCTACAAATTGAGAGAACTTGTACCCGCATCGCAAGTCGTAGCCATAACTCGACTCACCATAGGAGATGACTCTATCTTGCTCTACCAGATTGGTGTGTGGTAGGTGTGGTCTGAGGATGTTTTTTTCACATATTTTGTGGTCAGGTAGAATCAATTTAGTACCTCATTTGAATATCGAAATCGTTTGATTGTTTGAGATAGTAATGTTGTACATTTTCATCTTGCGTTTCATACGTCCAAAAACCACCGGGTGTTAGAGCCACTTGTATCCCGTCCGCGTTTCCGGTTACGTACAGTTTCTTTCCTACAAGAGAATTTACCATCACATCTTTTACTGTTTTGTGGGAAACCACACCACTCTCAGAGACGTTGTACGGTGGTGGTTCTGGGATTCCTTCTTTGCATGATGGTGGCCCTTCATTGGCGTGAATGTCCAAAAGCCAACGTCCATTAGCCCAGACCCAAAACCATCCCTCATGTTCGATTTTAACCTCATTCATCACATAAACCTCTTCCAACAGTTGTTATCTTTGTCACGTACAACACCATACTCTTTTAGCTTTTGCCGGTCGTCGAAACTTAGGTGTTGCGGCTCGACGTCGTAGAGAATGTGCAAAATCCCCTCTTTCGGACAAGCTAATCTCACGATTTTGTCATCTTGGTAAACGTGCTTTGAGAGCAGTTTGCACGCTTCGTATATTTGCTCGAAATCCTTCACGATTTTTCTCCTAAAAAGTCCGGTACTTACCACAGCCTTGACAGTGACTTACCACATTCTGCTCGTTGAGTCGAGCAGTCGGTTAGATAATACTCTCACCACGCCGTAACAGCGCAGTTAAATAAGCTACCGGACTAAAGCAAGGCAACTTACTGCTTGACAACGTGTCTGCGCGTAGCGTAGCACGTTGTAGAGATTGCTGCGCGAGGAAGGCGGTAGCCCGCGCCAATCTCGTTACACCCATAACGGAAGGTTTCCCTCAAGGGAAACTGGAAGGTGTTAGGATGTAAGTTGAAGTAGGCTAAACTTCGTCCCAAGACGTTGCGCCTCAGATTACACTCACCTTGCTTTTCAAATCTCCCGCGCCAGGACTTGAACCTGAGAACTTTACGAGATTAGCTAATTCCCTGAACGTCTCCAACAGACAACGCGAGAATAAAAGCGCCGTAGCAAGGAATCGAACCTTCCAGTGACACAAAATCACACGGGAATCCTGATGGCAATCGAGTAAAACAACACTTTTCGGAGTAATGAGAAACACCTCATAAGTGATTGCCAAATATCCACTACGGCAAAAAGACAAGAACAAGTATATCATCTAGAAGTAGTGGCGGTTTGATGTTTCTGGCACTACTTCTAACCTGCTCTTGTCATCAAGACGCGTAGGACTCGAACCTACAACCACCGGTTTTGGAAACCAGCGCTCTGCCAATTGAGCTAGCGCCTCACTGCTTGGTACTTACGTCCGTTTCATAAGGGTCACACCCGCTAGCCATGCAATCGCTAGCGGTGTTTTAATTGCAAGACCAGAAACACTTATCACGGCGTTACGCCGCACGTACTGCTACCAAGCATCTCACACCCACGTTTTACAAAGATTCAACAGGCACCACATCAACGTGATGGGATTCTTGATCTTGATCGGCGAACACAAGTTGGTATCCTTGTTCTTCTCGCGATAACACTTCTTGCAGAAATTCACGCATCTCGACAATCGCGTTTGCTTGATCAGATGTGATTGTTTCGGTTCGGTGGTCGATTGGTTCCAATTGTTCCAGATAGTATGCTGTGTCCATTCAGGTTCTCCTTAGTCAAATTCGATTTTCTCATCCACTGTGTGCGCTGGTGTGTACTTGCCTTCCTTGGTTTGGAGCAACACTACTTTACCGTCTACCGCTCCGTAGATTTCTTTGTAGACTCTCACGTTAGGTTTGCTCATATCTTGAAACCATTGAGGTTCTTGATAGCCAAAAATCAAACGTGCCGGGCTTTTTACTTTTGGTGGCTCGCGTATGACGATCTCAAGATAACCATCAACTATTTCAGATGAGAGTAGTTCTTTTTGTGACATTAGTGATCGTGTCCGTGTGCTGAGACTAACTTTCCAATTAACTCACCAACCCAAATTTGAGATTCAACCACGTCCTCACCGTCTTGCTCCACTTTGTAGATTCGGGCCTGATGGTGGTCGTTTTTGGTTTCAAATACCAAAATACGGTCATCGTTTGTGGTCGATTTGTATTTCTCACCGTCTTTGACCGGTGAATCGACCTTGAACGCTCCGTGTAGGCCATGTGTGGCCGTTTCACCTGAGATGGTTAGGGTGTTTAGCTTGATGCTGTAAACGCTTTCCTTGGCGCTTGTTTCGCGTGGATCACCTATCATGGATCGGACGTTCTGAAATCCTGCATATGACCCCAGCGCCACTGCTAAAATAGCAGCTGCACCCCACGCCCACATGTGGTTACGCTTGAGAAATCCTTCAGGCTTGTCTTTTTGTACGAAGTCCATTACTTTTTCACCTTTCCCATTATCATTAACCGGACTAAACTTGCTACCGTGAGACTTTTCCAGTAGCTCATATGACTGGCTAAAACAAATTCCTGGTCGTTTAATTTACAATTCGTGACATTTGCGTATAGGGAATTATACAAGTCGTTATCCCATGCGACAATGTCAGTGGGGTAGTAAAAGTTTGCCCACGGGGCCCCGATGTTGACCGGTGTACCTTTTTTGGGTTTTCGTGAGAATGGGATGAGGTTATGTGCGACATTGAGAGGACTACCCATTGTGACAAGTCCTGCGACTTTCAATTTCTCATCCTGGATTGCGTGAAGGGCAATTACCGTTCCCCACGAGTGCGCAATGATGACGGGTGGTTTGGGATAGGATTTCACTGTAGCTGCGAAGTCTTGCTTGACTTCCCCACCGTGCGCTAGATACCAAGGTGCATCAAGCAAAAGATCACTTACCGTTTTGGCTTGTTTGGAGAATACGGGAACTGTCTTTTCGACCCACTCATCGTATTCCTTGTGGTCGGCTTTTGCTTCCCAATAGTATTCATCCCATTTGAAATCGACTCCCGCTTCGCAACCAATGCAAGAGACGTTGTTTCTCAGCTCAAACGAGTAACCTTTGTGGCTATCGGGTGTGCGTTTGTCTGAGATTCCGTGGATTGCTAAGACTGGTGTGTATTGCATGTTTACTCCCTTCTGGCGATTGCTGCGTTTGCCCACATGATAGCCTGTTCAATGTTGGTAAACGCAAGTGATTTCTCTCGGCTTTCTGGGCAAATCTCATTTACCATTTCAGTAAACTGCCTTGCCATTGCTCTCAGCTTTCCGTACCGGTCTACTTGATCACCTTTTGGCGCGTGGTAGGTAAAGCGAATGTCAATTTCGTTTTGTTCCATCAGAGTTCCTTTTCGATTAAGTCGGCGAGTTGGTTAAACGACATTTTCTTTAATTTGCTATCCTGTACGAGCTTCTCAACCGTGGATTGCAAAAGACCACAGTAAGACAAAATGCTTCGCGATGGGTATTCGTCTTGTCCGTCGTGGGTGTAGTGTGTTCCTAAATCGTGTGTTTGTGGCGCAGACCAGAGCTTCGAGTTTTTCTTGTCGCACAAAACACCTAAAGGACACCACACCTCTAAGGGTTCTCCACCGGCTTTTTCAAAGTACCGCATGAAGTAGCCTTTTGTGGTTTTGATGTACTTGCCGCTACGAAGTCCCGCAAGCCAGCGTTTTTTCATCACAGCGTGCATTCGCGGTTGGTTTTTGAACACACTTGATGTGTAGTTGTTTTCTGGTGGCGTAGCAGGCTTGCGGCTTTTCATTTGCCGTGGCTGTTGTGCTTTGTCTAGCGCTTCTTTGAGCTTCTTGTTGGCTTTTCCTGCTTTGACGTATTTGGGGTTTTTCTTAGTTGCTGTTGGCATTGTTCTCACCTTTCTGGTTGTCTAGTTTTTGTTGTTCTTTTTCTAGTTCCCGGTGTACCCACATCATCGCGTCTTCGAGATAGGTCATAGCGATAGACTTTGCTCTTCCGTCTGGCAAACACGAATTGATACCATGTGCTAATGATGCTACTAATCCCACCAATCCTTTGTGGTTTGATTCTTGTTCGTAAGAACCGCCAGGAACATAATCGAACCGGTCTCTTAACTCTTCGTGTGTCACCTTAGCTCCAATAATTGCTTTCTGATCTCTTGTGATAGTTGTTCTGTTTTGTTTTCGTCTTCTTCGATTTTCCTATCCAAATCGGCCACCGCTTCGTCAGCATCTTTGAGATTTTCAAAACCCATTTCTTTGAGTCTCTCAATCACTGCTTTTCGCTTTCCTTCCTTCTCCGCTTCGGCCCGGCTTAATGCCTCTACTTGCCTTTTGGCTTTCTCAAATTCGCTTGCGTTCACTCGCAGACCTCCACAATTTCAGTTAGCAGTGATGACACCTCATCATCACTGCTAGACCTCTGCCAATTTAGAATCTCTGTTTTACAATCGCATATTTGACTCCCTTCTTCTGTCAGTTCGCCGATTAATGTCTCAAAGTATCTATTATCTACTACACCGGTTTTTATCTCCGTGACAAACAAATCCTGAGAAATATCTAATAATTTTCTGTGAATCTCTCCAGAGGCAGTCATCAGGTAGACCGCGGGCTCTGCTGTTTTCTCGTCTTTCTTTCTTCTGATGAAAGTACCACAGTTGAGGATTAGTGGTTTTCCCGGATGCAGAAACGCACTGTGGTTATCTCCAAATACCGCCACGTCGTAGTCTTTCAATTTCTCTTGCCATGCGTCTACGTGTGTGCTTTCGTCTGCGCCGGGATGGCCGTAATCACCTTTCCAGCAAAACGCATGTAACACTGCCACGTTGATCACATGACCTATTTGGCGGTCGTTATCTGGTGGTGTGATTTCCGCATTCCAGGGAAACATCGTTACTGTGTACTGTGTGGTCTTGACCGTTTTTTCGTAGTGGATGTTGCCAGTCTCTACCAATGTCCAAAAACTGGATTTCTCAAGGTTTGAAATCTGGTGATTGATCAAATCGTGTTGTCCTGGAATAGCCCAACAGTGAGGGAAATTCTGGATTGCAAAATTCACCAGCTCAGCTGGATTGTTCGGCTTGCCCGGTTTGTCTGGCAGATCGAAGATATCACCAGCGACAAACAGAGGTACTCGGTACTCTTCTGTGATGGCGTGAACTTGATCTAAGTATCTTTTTTGAACCTCATACCAGTTATCTTTCTCAGCACGTGCTTTTGGTGCGTTGTGCGAGAGATGGATGTCGGAGATAAAGGCGGCTACGTAAGGGGTTTTTCGCATACAGGACAGTTCTCTTGTTTATCGAGTTCGGTTTGTATTTGCTGTTTCTGCTCTTTCGTGGACTGGATTTGTTTATCGAGTGATTTAATCTCAAAAATCACCGACGTCAGTCTTGCGCGAGTGTCTTTGTTCTGTTTCACGTGTGCGATCATGCGCTCTAGTGGGGTCAAATCGGGGATGGTGATTTTCTTATCGTTGAGGGTTCTTAGCTTTTCCAAAAGCTCTACGATTTCATCTCTGGTCTTCACTCGAACTTGAATCACCTGTTTCATTTGCTTGATCTTCGCTAGTTTCGATTGTAGGGTGTCCAAACTCTCAAGTGTCTCTAGTCTTTCCTCGCACTGACTGATTGCCTCCGTTGCCTGTTTCTTTTGTCTCTCGTGTGAGAGCAAACGTTTGTTGACTTCTGCCATACACCTATCGAGCAAATCAAGGTCAACAATCTCGTTGATTTTCTTGGAAACTCCGGTATCCGATAATGTCAACCAGTAGGCCGCGTCATGCTGATTTTGGAAGTTAACGTCACTGGTTTTGAGAATGGCTCTCACATCATCAGGAACGTCTTTTCCAAACGACACAAGCGGCTCTGGCGAGTCATCGATGTTGTAGGTGTTTTCCTTTTTGCCCTTGTGTCGTGTGATTACGTGAGAGTCTATCGTTAAGGAAACCTCGCACGCGTCCATGTGCTTGTTGATGAATTTGTTTCCTTGTGGCGTGTTGGTGCAAAGCCACTTGATAGCACGCCACGCAGCGGATTTCCCTTTCTCATTGTCGCCAACAAGAACAGTAATTTGTCCACAATTAAACTCCAGAGACTTGTGTTTCTGGAATCCACTCACCTTTACTTTTGTAATCATGTTCGTATCCGATTATTGTTGGTAGTGCGTTGTTCTCGTAGCGATAATAGCCGAGCATGTAACCGTCTTCTTTACCTTCAACGAGTACATGAGGCATGATCCAGTCAATGAACTTTTGGATTTCGTTTTGGTAGTTTTTCAGCGAGCATTTGATTTCCAAAAACCAAGTCCCGTAGTATGTGTCAAATCTGAATTTGGTGCCGTTTTTGAATGGGAAGTAGGCGCAGTCGTTTTTTAACATTTGTTTCCATCGCTTGCCTGTTTTATCAAGATCAAAAAGAACATGATTTTCCTGAATGTAATATCCGTCGTCATTTTGTTCGCAGTTTCCGCACATGTAGCTAAGCGCCTGAATCACAGGCCACGGAGTCTCATGTTTTAGTATCACGTTCATGTGTAGTTCGGTGTACATCCCCATCGTCATCACTCCTTACTAAAGAAAAAATCTCTATTCGTGGTTTGTAGGTTCTTTGCACGGGCCCTGTTTTCAGCTTTCGCCATGAGATAAGCCACAAGTGATTACCTGCAAGTAGCCATCTGCGAGTATTCTCAATCTCGGTTTTGAGAATCGTTTTGACGTGCGCCGAGTGCGCAACACCGGTAGACTGAACACCAATGGTCATACCCGGCTTGATGGCGATTAAATCAATTATCCCAAACAAGTCTTTTCGCTGTGGGTATCCCTTTCCAGTAGGTATCAGTCTCTCAGCTTTACCAACTACAAACCCACGGTCTCTAAGCCATTTGATAGTGCGCTCGGTGTGCGTCATGGAATCTCAGGAAACAGTTTCAAGTCAAGTTTGTAGTTGGTAATCGTGCGCCGCCAAGTGTCAACACCTGGGAACGGATGAATTTTGAGAGTTATCTTGTGTGTACCTTCGTAGGGAAGCTGCATCAGTTTGCGGTTACGCTCGATGATGTCTTGACTTTCTTCAATTGCATCTGCCAGTTGCTTTCTGATTGCGCCGGTTCCTTGGGATACCGCTTTGGTAGCTGTTTTGATACCGACGTTTTTGATTCCTTTGATGTTATCTGACACATCACCCATCATTGCTTTGACCTCTACCCATTCTTCAGGCTCGATTCCGTTTAACGTGCGGAATTTTTCAATATCCATTTCGAGTTTCTTGCGAGGGTCGTAGATGAAGACTCCCGGCGATAGCAGTTGATACAGGTCTTGATCACCTGAGATGATGATTGCTTCGTCGTATTTAGCTTTGTACTTCACGCACGACGCGATTAAATCGTCCGCTTCAAAGCCTTTCTGCTTGAACGTATTGTGAAATCCCATCGTTTGCAAAATCGCAGGAAGCGCATTGACCTTCTCATAGAAATTTTCGTCTCTCGCCTTTTTCTCAGCTATTTTCTCCGGTGTAGTCGAGTGAAACGCGTTGTCCACTTTGTAACTAGGATACAGCTTCTTGCGAACTGAATCTTTCTTGGAGGTGTCAAAGAAAAAACCCATGCCATCAGGTGAGAATTTGGTGTTGAAGAACAGAATATCCTTGAGAATGCCGTAGTAAATTCCATCGCCAAACGGTGCTTCTGGCTGATCTCCTTTGTCCAGTGGGTAGTATTTGTTACCGTAGCCGTACATGGCTCTTTGGCATAGGTAATTCATGTCCAACAGTAGCCACAAATGATCCTTGGTTTTTTGCTTCACTGCTTAAACTCCTCAATTTGTTTTCGCAACTTATCGTTTTCGCGTTTCAGCTGTTTCCACTCTTCTTGTAAGTCGTCTACTTCTTTTTGCATCCGGTCTACTTCCTGTTGTCTTTGCCTAATGTCGTTGATTGCCGGGTTAAACACTGCTGGTAAAACACCTACCGCGGCTACCATCACCACAACAAGAACCAGACCACCAAAAATCCAAGGTACGCCAGTACCGCTTTCGTATTCGATTGTTTGTTTTTCAGTCATTGGTCTGCCTTTTTCTGTGCAATAGTGACACTTCTTATTTGGGTAAGAGACTGTTGTTATTCTTTGGCATCCCTCGCACACAATTTGCCATGCACTCATGTCTAAATACTTCCCATGTACAACATCCACTCTGGTTTGATTCCTGTCTTCTGCGAGAATGTTTGTACTTCTTCTGGTACTTGAAATCTCGCGTCCAGGTTGACGAAATCTTCGTACTGGTCAACGTTTGCTATCTCTTTACCAAGCCATCTTTCATCGGAGTTGTAAGAATGGAAACTTTCGTGATTCATCCCCTCTATCGGCTTGTCCATGTCGAAAAAGTCAGGCTCTTGCGACGAGTCGGCAACCAACACGTTTTTGACGTATGCTGCTCGGTGTGTGACAACCTTTTTCTTGTAAGGTATTCCCGTGTCTTCGTTGTACTTGGTTATTTCCTGTTCAACATTCTTGACGGTCATGCGGAAACCGCAAATTACTTTTGCTCTCCAAGTTGTACTCATGCTAAACCCGCCTTTTCATACGGTTGCATTTTCATTCCGTAAACTTCTAGTCTGCCTTTAACGTCCCGCTCTTTTGCATCGTGAAAAATGAGAGGGTATTCTTCTCTTACGGTGCAATACACTTGACCGAAAATATCTCTCATTTCATCTTCCGTGTGTTGCGATGTTCGCATCATTACGACGTGCCGTAATGCCCTCAAGTTCACACTGAAACCAACATTGCTTGCATGTCCGAACGGTAAAATATGCCGCATTGATGAGGTTAATTCTTTCTTTCTGTCCCGGTCGATTCCTTCGTCGTCGATTCCCTCTCTTCGTCCAATTTCCTCATACACCTCAAAAGCCTTCTCAAGTAGAGGTGCAACAATATCGTCGTGGTTGTTAAGAACAGGGCACTCAGTAAACGGAAGGTAGGGAAGTCTGACATACCGTCCGCTCTCTTGAGAAAAGGCAAACCCCGCATGATGCCGCACTAGTTGATGCGTTGCTACTCGTGAAACATCCGTTGCGATAAAGTTGAGTGTCGCGTGTTCAAACACCGATCCGTGAGCATGTTTCATGCAACCTTTGATGTTATTCTCAATTGTGTTGACGCTTGATATGTTCCGATTTTCACCCACCGTGAGTGATCGATAGCACAGCTTCGCGAAAATTGAACACAGAGACAACCCGTCCGCGATACCTTGTTTTCGAGCGTTCGCAATCTCTTGTGCGAATTCACTAAGACCGTTGTGATTGAGAAAATCACGCAATCCGTCTGCTTGTGACATTCTCAGCATCGGCTCGCCGATCCAATACACCTTTGGTTGTACTACTTTGACTTTAGACATCTTGATCCTTTGAGAAAAGAAAACTTACATAAGTCCATTCATCCTTTGGTGTCATCTTGCCTTCGATGGCAAATTCTTTGATAAGCGCTTTTAGTCTCGCGTTGTACTTGTCGTACATTTCTTGATCGACATCTTGCATGTGAAACGATAACGGAGCGCCTGTTTTGGTCGTGAACACTTGGAGCATCATTTGCATGTACATGTCCAGGTTCACCAGTTTCAAAATGTTGAAACCTTTGGTTGGTTTCATAATCAGGATGTCTTTGTCCCTGCCAAACATCTCACGCACAATACGCAAGGCGTGCTGTGGGTCTGTGGCTTTGACTTTTTGCTTTTTGTCAAAGTCGATGTCTTCGGGTGATTCGTTTTCGATGTCTACTCGTTTGAAGAAATAAATCTCTTCAGTGCCTTCAAACGGATCATCGATACTATCTTGTGTCCAGTCTTCATATTCTTCCGGGTAGTCAATCCAATCGCTCATTGTTCTTCTCTTTCAAAAGGAAATGCTTGATAAAGCCAGTTTCGTGATGTGTCTAGTTTGCATCGCTTTTGGAACTTGATAAATGCTCGGTGAACGTCCCTTCTTAATTTCTCAGCTGCATCTTGAGATACTGTTGATGTGTCCATTACGCACGAGCTTTGCGTGACGGTCGTGATGTTTTTCATAATCGTCTCGAAGATGACACGCATATCAACCAGCTCGGAAATTTCAGTGTCTTCAATGGCGTACATGATGACAACGTGCTTGTCATCGCCAAACATCTCCACAACAGTTTCCAGCGCTTTATCAGGGTTTTTAGCTTTGACCTTCCTTTTGAATCCCGTTGTCACAAGCTCCGATGTGTCTTTTGGCATCTCATCGAAAAGAGCAAAAGAAAACGTCTTTTCATCATTTCCCCAATCACTCATTTCTTTTTGCCTTTCGTCTTTTGCAAATTGGCGATGTGTCTTTGAATGTACCACACTGCTTTTTGCAAGTCCTCTATCTCTTTACCCTTATACGCACACCGGGCAATATACTTGACAGCATTTCCCAAGTGAAAGTTCAATTTCCAATCTTCGATGGCGTCGATTACTTCAATCTGCCCGGTGTTGTAGTGTGGTGGGTGGTCTACGTTACTCATCGTTTGTGATTCCGTGCTCGATTTCCATTTGACGGGTTTTCTCTTTTTCGATTTCAAGCATTGAAGCGGCCCAAAGTCCGAGGGAAATCACCACAGCACCAAACAAACACAACGACGCGATGACAATAGCTTTTAGTTTATCTTCGGAGTCCATGTCACTTCTCCTCTACCAAGGTTAGTTGGTCTCTCCAATGCTTCAAACACGCAATCGACTCTTCTCTTGTGTGAATAGGCCCATCGATTACAATCATTCCGTGAGTAGCAGAATGATTCGTGTTTTCTGGTTTGAATATCTGACGCAAAATCAGGTATTTTCTGAGATTCAGACTGTACACAAGCCAATACTTCTGTTTGGGCAAAAGCAATCTCAAGATTCGTAGAAACATTATCATCTCTTTCGTTTGGCCTTCTCTTTAATCTCGATTTGCCGTGTCTCTTCTTTTTTCCAGTTTGTGACCATGTCCGCGCAAGAACCTATCGCGGCCATGACTAAAATAAGCAGGATCACCAGCAAAATAAAACAGCCCTGCCCGGTGTCTTCATCGTCTTTGCTGCTCACCGGAAACCACCTTTCTTTTCGTCATCGTCTAGGCCGTAGATCATAATGAGAGGCACTGCCACACATGCAAATGCAACAGCAATCAAAGCGCTTATGACCACTGAGACAATCATAATCCACAAATCTTGCATGCTACCGGCTATCGCGTTTGTCGATTCGTCGTTGTGCTTCATATGCTCCTCTCATTACTGCGTAGTCTGAATCGTCTACTGTGATGTCGTAATTTGGTCGTGTTTTGCTGTAGTCGTCTTCAAGTATGTGGCATAAACCAACTAGCGTTTCCCGCATCTGCTCGGCGCAAGACTCGCACTCGCCACAACCTGTATTAAGATTCAAACTGCCCCTGCATCTGGCTTTCTCTTGCATCGGCAAACCCCTTTGGTTTTAGCTGCGTTTCGTATTGGATGGTGATGCCTTCAAACTCGTCTCTTTGCCCGTTTCTCACGTACAAAGTGATTTTCTTTTCTTGTAGTCCCAGATACTCAGCTAGTACCTGTTTCACCATCGCATCATTCATCGACACTGTGTGTGTTGTCTTTAGGTTGCTCATCTTTTTTCTCCTCAAAAATCAGATGGGGTATGTGTTTGTGTCCCTCTGCCCACTGAAGAAACACCAAATCTCCGTGCTTGTCTGCTATTTGCCAAAAGCCAGTTACCACCGCGGACAAGATAGCATCTTTGAGGGCAGGTTCTTTGTTGTACATCAGCGCTTTGTGAAGCTGCGACTGTGGCTGAATGCTTCCCGATACGTGGTTGACTGGTTTTCCATCGAGCAAATCCCGTGAGATAATCAATCTCAACCCAGACACAAAATCAAATACCTGAGAACGCACAAGTCCGGGTGGTGGGTCGGTAGGACTTTCCGGATCAAACGTCTTGTCAAAGACCGTTTTGAACTGCTCTTTCAAATCAGCGATTGGTTTTGCTTCGTGTTCAAGCATCCGCGTATTTGCTCCTACTACGTACTTTCGTTGCATTTGAAACTTTACTCCAAAGCTCCTGGGAAATCTCGGCAAGCTGTAGCGTCAACTCAGGCGATTCGATGATTTTGTTAGCTAGGTTGTTGCGGTACATCTTCAAATCTAATTCCGTGGCCTGAACGTATGCGCCTTTCATCTTCCAATGTCCGTATTCAATTAGCCGGTCGATTTGAGAGCCTATACAGTCGATTCCCGTGCCGTGCAAGATGTCTACTTCCACTTGCCACACTTTACCGTCCTTGCGCCCTTTCTCCACTTTGAATTCACTACGGATTCCTGTTTGGAGCTTCTTTTCGGTGCCAAATTCCTTCGTGGTTTTGGTCAGAGTCTTTTTCTTTTTCGTCCAGATACGCGAAGTGGCGAAGAACTTCAGCGCATCACCACCAGCGTTTCGCATACCACCAAATGGGTCATTGAGTCTCAGCTTGGCGTGCGAAACAGCAATGAGAATTGACCCGTTGTTTTCAAATTTGATGCCACACTGCGCAAGTCCTTGTGCGTTGGCTATCGCTTTCTCCGTTCCGTAAGATTCTTGTATGTTCTTTCCTTCTCTTCGCGCTTCGATGTTTTCCTCAAAGCGTTTGATTGTGTTCTCATGTACCAGTGCATCGAGCGAATCGACTATGTAAATACATGGCTTATCGCCTTGCGCTACTTGGTGCATGTGGTCAAACAGCTCTTGTTGTGTATTGAATTTCAAGAACACAAGCCGGTCATTACACTTTTTGCCATAGAACCGCTCCACATCGACCAAAACGCCACGCTCAATGTCTGCGTAGAACAGATCGTAATCGTCAAATGCGGAGTTGATCGATGCTTCGGCCATGACCGCCAAAAGCATCATCGTTTTTCCAGAGTCCGACACGCCTACGACATGGTTATAGGTTCCTTTGATGAAACCTCTATCGTGGTGTCCGGTTAGAGCCAAATTCAAAAGCACGATGCCTGTTGACAAAAAATCTTCAGGCACCAATGCTTTCTGAGGAGATGGATTTTGCATATTCTCAATGTCGCTGAGAGTCCAGCGCTTTTCCTTATGGCGTGGCGGCATCTGTCCAGTTGGAGTCCTTAAATCCTGCTTGATCGCCTAAGTTATCGAATTCTTCTTCTGTCTTTTCAGAGGAAGTAACCGGTGTATCGTCTTCGATTTCAGGCGTATCGTCTTCGATGATGTTTTCGGCTACGTCATCTTCGATTTCATCACTCTCTACAACCGGTTTTACAGCGTCAAATTCAGTACGCACGAGCTTTCCGGTCTCGTCGAATTTGACGATTGCTTTGGTCGGCTCGAACGACTCAACCACACCTTGTCCTTTCGATGCGTGAACAACTCTCATGCCTACTTCAAGACCAAAATCTTCTGGTTTTGGAGCTGGTTTTTCTTCTTCTTTAGGCGTTTCTGGTTTTGGAGCTGGTTTGCTTTCAGTCTTCTGAGCAGCTGGTTTTTCTTTTTTGGCAGATGGTGCTTTACCGTTGTTAGATGGTTTGGCCGCTTCCGCTTCACCTTCTTCAAACATTTGTTTGACTTTTGTTTGTGGCAAAAACACAAGATGTTTGTAGAGGTCTTTGAGACCTGGGATTTTCTTGATGATTGCTGGTGGAATGTCAATCGATCTTTGTTCCAGCGCAACATTCTGGACTTGCATCACGGTTCCTTCGCCGTAGTTGTGCTTGCCAACAGAGGCAACCACGATGTGACCTCTTCCGGGCCGAATGTCGTAGAACTGGCGGTGAATGTCGTTTTTGGGTTTTTTCGATAGCAACTCTTCGAGTTTCTTGACTACTGAATAAAAGTATACATCTTCGTAATACTGCAATCCCGATTTCAAATCGTCAGCATTGAGCAAGTAAGCTGCACACCGGTCACGCGGTTTAATGGCATCTTTGAGAGGTTCGTTGCCTGCTTTCTTGGCAATTCTCACTTGACCACATGTGTAGCAGGTTTCTTTCATCTCTCGCGTGTGGTAAGGACACACGACACGAGTCTCATTAACACCAATGTTCGCGTGCATCACGTATTTGAGATACCACCACCATTTGTCCTTGTCTCCCGCTGGACAGTCGTGGCACAACTTGAACGGAATGAAAATGAGACGATACTCTTTTTCTTCCTTCATTCGGAATCGGGTAATTGATTTCGGAACACTCATTGTGTCCAGTGGAAAATCCCCACCCAATGACATGCTGTCATTGGAAACCGGTTGGATTTCAAAGTCAAAACCCAATCCTTCTTCTTGTTTTTGTTGGTCAGTTGGCATTCGCTTCGTTCCTTTCTTTCTCTTGTTGGAATTGGTCAAATAATGCTTCGGCGTGTTTTTGTAAATCACCTTTTGTGAAATCGAAATGCGCTTGCAAGTTGCCTCTAGTGGCCTGATAGAAACAAAGTTTCAGATAAAAAGGCAGGGTGAACGTTATCAGCAATCCTGTAAGAAGCGCAAACAATTCGGCATTAGTCATCGTCGTAAATCTCCTCTTCTTGGTCGTATGGGTTTTCGTCGAAGTATTCGTCAAGCTCGATGTTTGGGACTTGAGAGCTAAGCCGGTTGACTTCGTCGAATGTGACACCTTTAATGGGGTCGGCAAGCCACATGTTCGACCCCATTTTGATGTAATTTCTTACCGATTCCACTTTGGTTTCTAGTGTTTTTACCAGACCCCACAAGTACACTCTCAATCGTTCAGCATCGTGGTACTGTGTGTCTGCCTTAGTTACTTCTGGATGAACATTGACCAAATCCTCTACCGATTTATCGGTCACTTTGACCCCACCGGTTTTGTTTGGGTTTCTTCGGTAGAATAAAGCTACCTCAGATTTCTTTCGTTTCAGTGCAGATTTCAGCGTGTCTGCTTTGTGTTTGGCTTGCGCGAATTCGTATCCCGCTCTTTCTACTAAAACAGAAAGACTCGCAACTTCTACGTCAAGTTTTTTCGGGTCGAATTTCGCTATTGCCTGTCCGTTGAGCATCTTGATTACCTCTTAACGTTTCCACGTGGTGTACAAAGTTTTTGAGTCCCGCTACAGCATCGACAACCTCTGGCAAATCAAAGTCTTTTTCCAGTGTTATCTCTTCTGGCGAAAGACCATCTTTGAGCTGTTGTACTGTGTGACGAAGCTGTTTGCGGTTCATCAGCGAGACTTTGATATTCATAATCACATACTCGCCAATTGCGTTTAATTGTTCTCTGAGGGAATCGATCTCTTCTACATTTCGCAAAACAGCCTTGTCAGTATCTAACTGGTTTTCCACTGATTTCTCTAGATGTTTTGTTAATGTGTTTACTTTATTTTGCAGTTCTTCTGACATTTTCCCATCTATCCTTTCTCGTGACAAGCACGGTAGGTGGCCGCGTGAAAACCTGCTTTACCGGACTCAAAAAAGTTGTATTTGAAGCATTCAATTACCTTGAATGCCTTTTGGGATTTGTTAGTTTTCCATTCCTTTTTGGGCAAGATCACTTTCGCTGCGTAATTGAGAATCAACTGCCTTGCGCTTTCGATGGGAGTGTTGAAATTACCCAAGATGTCAGCTGCGGTTTGCCAATCGCTATTGAATATCGCTTTGACCAATTCATACGCGTTTTTCTCATCCTCTGGTACTTCGTCCACAGATGCCAGTTGTTCTTGTTCGTTATCAAAGCAAAGAGCATTTGAGAGCAAGACCAGTGCTTTACGTGCGCTTCCTTCGCATTTGCTGGCAATCTTCTTTGCGACATTCTCATTGGTTTTGTTTTGCGCGTTCTCGGCAACTACCACTTTGACGAGTAACTTGTAAATGTCATTCTCACTAATACTATCTACACCGATTTTCGTTGCTCTGGTGTGTAAAGTCGAAATAATGTCTTTTGGCTGAGTCGTACACATAAAGATATGAGAGACCTTGCTTGCGTCCTCACACGGAGTCAACAGCACGTTTTGCGCTTGTTTGGTTAAGATGTGCGCTTCGTCGATTAGGAACACTCTCACCTTCGAGACGAGCGGGTGCGAGCGTACCTTGTTGGAGATGGATTTTGCCACTGGTACTGTGTTGTCTTTCGCAGCATCGATGGAAATCAAATCTGTTCCTTTAGCGCCTACTTCACGTGCTGCAATCCTAGCCAGTGTGGTCTTACCACAACCAGAAGGGCCCTGGAAGATAAGCAATCTGGGTAGGGTGTGGTTCTCGATGTGGCCAGACAGCAATTTGACTGCTTTTGCTTGTCCTACAACATCAGTGAACGTTTTGGGCCTGTACTTGTTTGGAAAGTCTTCAAATTCCACTATAAGAGTCTCCTCATTCCTTCGCGTTTATCTTCGTTTGGTTTGGATTTGATTTGTTTTCCGCGCAATCTGCCTTTGATCACGCGATGGTACTTCTCTTCTTTCTCAATTAAGACACACTCTCTTTGAAGTCTTTTGCAGACAACACCGGTCGTGCCACTGCCTGCAAACGGATCAAGTACCTTATCCTTCTTCTTGGTGAACAACTTCACGAAGAATTCAGGTAGTTTGTCTGGATATACTGCGGGGTGGCCTTCGTCTCTTCCTACAAGCGGAACTGTGACCACATTGGAAGGCAGGGCGTCTTTCAAACCGTAAAGCGCCGCATCGTTAAACGACATTCCTGAACCGGTCTTGCGGTTTTCTCTCACATCGGGCGCTTTCTGACGATAACGTTTGTCGGTTTCTGAGTGATGTGAAAGCGGTACTCTCACAGCATCTTTGAAAATCCTAATGTCAGTCGATTTGGCTAGGTGAAAACAGTATTCCCAACCATCCTTGAAGCAATTTCCCCACTGTCCCGGAACCGGGTTAGGTTTGTGCCAGATAAAGTCATCTATACACTTCCATCCAAGCTCTGAGAGTTTGAGGATCGTTTTCCACACGTACCGGTCGCGAACACCATCGATTACTTTGTCTTTGATGTTGAAGATGAAACTTCCATCGTCCGCCAAGACTCGCCAAAATCCATCTGAGAACGTAGCGAACCAATCGGGGTATTCACTTGGTGGCACGCCACCGTACTGATCTTTCCTGGCGTCCGCGTAAGGCGGAGAAGTCATAATCAAATTGAAATGGCCATCGGGAAATTCTTTGAGGACTTCCCGTGAGTCGCCAATTCTCACATCAATTAGTAGAGGATTTTCTCGCGGTGTACTTGTTGTGCTTTTTGTACTCTGTTCTTTTTTATTCTGTTTCTTCATTTCTTTGAATTTCTGGTACGCTTCTGATTTTGGTTGTGTTTGACCCAGCCCTTTACACCAGTAATCGTTTCTTAACAGCACTTTACACATTCTTCTCCAAGACGGCGCCCAACACTTACTTTCTAGTTCTGGAGGTGATTCTTCGGGTATTGTTTGATACCCTCTTTTTCTCCACCCATAGATGAATTTCTGGAATCTGTATACGTAGTGGTCTCTTGTTTTTTTTGGCATTGTTTGCAGAAGCAAGTTGCAAAAACTTCGCCATGTATGGTGTTCAGGTTTTTGTATTTTGTTGTATCCTGTCACGTTTCCGTTTTCTCTCACGTACAGGGCGCCTGAATTTGCACCGTTTACTCGGTTTACCAACTTGAACCATGTTTCGGGTTCAAGAATGTGATAAAGCCACAATCCTCTTCTTTGGTCGTCTCCAAATGGCTGGCATAATCGTTGCTGGCTTAGTTTCACTCCAGCCATTTGCATCTTGTCGTATATTTTGTTGTGTGGTTTGTCCGGGTGCTTGGCATGATACTTCCATATATCTTCCGTTCTCCAATCGTAAATAGGGTAGACATTGTAGCACTCGTCTACGATTTTGGTTGTCCATCTGTGCCCTTGAAACAGCAAGTCTTTTTTCTGCCACGTGGCGATAGTACAGTACCTATGCAAACTTTCGTCTGCTCTAATGCCAATAAACCCTGCGGTACGCTTTTCTTGTCCGTACCACTGAGCAAAAAGTGTTATGAACTCTTCAAATTCCATTTTGTCGAGCATGAATGGGTAATCTTCCGAAGTTTTGTAATCAAATTCTTCTGGTTTTTTTCTAATCCAAATATCTTTCTTATCCTCGTCCCAACACACCCATTGGGGTTCAAAGTTGGTTAGTGCATTTCTGAGTAGCATTGGAGCGCAAATCCAATGCGGCTCGATGTGTTCTTTGTACAGACCAAACATTTCCTTAACGTGATCTATTGTGTTCTTGTACTGCGCCTCAAAATCAATGTACATGACAGCAACTTTGGTTCCTCTTGCGATTGCCTCTTCCATTACAAGGTGAAGCATTACGCTACTGTCTTTTCCTCCCGAAAAGGCACAGTACACTCTCTCAAAATTGTCGAAAACTATTTTAATTCGTTCTCTAGCAGCATCTAAAACGTTTTTGTTTCGGTAGCGTTTGATAGCCATTTTTCGTTCCTAGTAGATATCTGATTGACGTCCTGTTAACGCTTCCTCCATAGTCAGTTTTTCTCTGTTGTTTTCTGAAAGCCATTTGTTTAGGTACTTGAGCGCTATTTTGTTGGCTTTGTCTTTTTCTGCTTCTGATAACAGATCGAAACCACCTCTGAATGTAGAGGGTATTCCTGTGGCATAGCACACACCAGCTTGACCCAACCAAGCAATACGGTTCATGGCTGAGTTGCTGAGGTAATGCTCACAGGAATTTTTCCACTCGGAAATTACATTCTTTAGAGATGATTCAAATTTCTGAGAATCACAAATGAATTCTTTGAACTCTTTCTCACACTCAGATTTTTTCTTTCCATTCATCGTTGTGTTGTAAAATCCCGCTTTGTAACATTCCCATTTTTCGTAGGTGTGAAATACTCTGTCTTCATCATTTGTGTTCACAGCGCGAAAGTCATCAACCACGCTACCATAAGAATCTACATCGTCGGTAAGTTCTTCAAAATCTGACTCGTTCAGTTCTCCCTCCACGTCCCAAGATTTAGAGAACTCGACATCCGAAAACAACTCATGCAGTCCTGTTATCTGACACAACCTCAAAATCTCGTCTTCATCCATGCCAAGCTCTTTGGAAATTCTGGAATTTGTCCAATTTCTGTTTTTCAGCTCTACTACTATTTCAGACATCAAATCGACTTGATGTTTCCCTCTGGCTCGATTGTGTCTTATCGTCGACGATATTCTGTCGCCCTTTCCTGATTGACTATTCTTTATGAAAACCACGGGCAGATATCCGTTCACTCTGTGGTTGACAGATTTAGATTCCTTACAAACACGCGTCCTGTGAAATCCGTCTACTACCTCGATTCCTTCGTCACTACTCCATGTTACTACAGGTTGTGTGTAACCGTCTTGATCTATAGAGTGTTCCAGAAGCTTCATCTCTGGTGGAGCAACACTGTTAGGGTTGTAGTCGTTAGCTTTAACCTCTTCACACTTAACCCATTGAATTAGATCAATGGGCTCTTCCTTGAAAGGTGACAAGTCGTGTATCTTGGCGCGTAAAGTATTTAGGATTTTGACTTTTCCTTCCATATCTTCCTTGTCCATAGTATCTTGGATATCGCTTATCAAATTGTCGATTTTGGTCATTTCAGAGCCTCTGTTAATTCGATGTACATTTCTTGGAAACACAAGGTAGTGTCGATTACAGGCAAGATATCAAGTGGGTCTGGTTCATTCTCGTTGTTAGCAAAAGGTAAATCGGGGTGCATCAAGAACTTTCTTTCGGTTGCCCTTATGACCATATCGGCATGGTGCAAACGATCATCCATTAGCTGCGCTGGTGGGAATTTGTACTTTTTAGCGATTTCCAAATCGAGCTTCTTTTCCAGTGTATGGAGAATCGGCACGATTTGTTTCATGTGACCTGCCACATCACCGAAACCGGTAAACGCTTCGTGTGCGTCGTGCAAATATGCTGCGAGTTTTAACTCTTCCGGGACAATAGCAGCGACACAAACGCTATGCTGAAGAACTGACCAAAAAGGAGCGCCTTGTTTGAGGCATCCTGCCCATCTTGGAGTACGTGATAAGATGAGGCAGATATTGTCTGTTGTTATTAGATTCGGGTCTGGGTCTGTTGGGTAGAACAAATCACCAGAGGGCAAGCCGATACACGGTTTCACAAGATTCTCATTCACCATTTGATTTTCTCCTTACGCTGCTAGTTGGATTTCTTCACAGTCTGCCCACGATACAGTTGACCCCTCTGCTTCAATTGAGATTGGTACGTTGATCCAATCCCACTCAGTAGGCAATCGACGAGTCATTGTGTCGTGGCAAATTGCAAGGTACTCTTCTTCCTCTTCTACCGGCACGTCGGCCAACATCGAATCGTGAATTTGTCCGATGATTAGCGTTTTCATACCGCGTCTTTTGATTTCCTGCATTACCCAAATTAGTGATTGCAACAGTCCGTGGAACGCGCTACCCTGTACCGGGTAATTGATAACGTCGTTTCGCTGCAAGAATCCCTTATACCTGAATCCAGTAAGCGAACGGAACTCACCATCTCTCAAGTAGGCATCGTGCCAGTCTCTTTTCCACTGCGCGTAAATCTTAAACCGTTGATTCCAAAAAACGTCTTCAACGTCTTTCATGTGCGCGATGAATGTTCCCGGCACAATTGGGTCTTGCGGGTTGGTTGAACCTAGCTCGGTGATGCCGTGATTCTTGAGGTTCTCGTAAAGACACACACCGTTTTTGTCTACCAGTCCTGCTGCGCCTATGTTGTCCCACAAATCAGGAGCGGTCTGCTTGAAGTACGAACCGTAAAACATCGGGAACACAGCTCGGTTTTTCGCGCTATGGCGAATCATGCCTTTGCGGTGTACTTTGTCGTAGATTACGTCCTCTTTGGTTAGCATATACGCATCACACGCAACATCCCTGTGCATGTCGTTCTCTTTGGGATTTTTGAGATATCTTATCATTACCGGGTCACGATGATAACAACACGCAATCGAGACTTCAGCGCCTGAAAAGTCAACTTCGATTAGCTTTCGTCCTTCTCTGGGAATGAAAGACCGCCTAATCAAATACATAATCAGCTTGTTGCGTTTGGGTTGGTTTTGAAAGTTAATTTGAGAGGAGCTTGACCGGTACGTGATCACCATATTGAGGTTGAACGACGGATGAAGATATCCTTGGCATATCTCTTTTTTAATCCCTTTCAAGAATACGCTCATTGCGGTTTGGTACGTCTTCATCTCCGCAAATTTATCAGTGAAGGGATGCCGTACCTGTCTCAGAGTCTCTGCGCTGGTCGAATACCTGCCGTCTTTAGTTTTGTCCCAATAATAGGGCAGGCCCATCTTGTCAAACAGAACATCTCCCATTTGCTGACCTGATGAGAGCTTAGCGCCTTTTCCGTAGGTTTTCTGCCACAACTCCCACACATCGGTCTCTTTCAATTCATTCTCTAAACCTTTGATCTTTTCGTTCGTGTCGTCAATTGCACTGTCCAGATATTCAGTATCAATCCGAATACCGTTCATCTCCATCTCGGCAAAGGCAAGAGTCCCTTCCTGAAACAACTTGTACGCGTCAATCATGTTTGCCATGTTCTATTTCCATCTCTTTTATTTGCGCTTGAAGGTGATTGATTTCATCTTTGAGTTTTTCCGATACAGCAGCGCCGCGCTTTTGATACATGATCTTCGTTTCGGTGTGCATGTCTTGCATGTGTGGCAAGATGACAGCGAACACTTCCTTGCGGACGTCTTCAGGATCGCGCTTCAGTTCGACCTTCTTTTTAACGAATCTGAATTTGCGCCATGACCAGACTTTCTCGAAACCTTCGATTTCAGGCGGTGGCCTGTTCCACACTTCCATTAGTTCGTCGAGCATATTCAGGATACGGGATTTCGTGTCGATCTCAGGAAGCTGAATCTCTTGTGTTTCTTCGGACATCTTCCTCAATCTCCTTTTTCATGTCGGTGATTAGTTTGTATTCAAGTAGTGAGTCCATGCCACAATAAAGAAGTAAGTCTCTAAGTGGCAACTGGTCTAGCCGGTTGGGTTCGTTGCCTGTTTTGGCTTTCATGTAGGGTGCTACTTTGTCTTCATACCCCATCACGCCATAGCGGACGAAGGACTGGAACTTGACAGAAGTAAAGTTGTGTCTGGGGTCTAGTATGTGCGGCATTAGCACCGAGCAACCTGAGAACATGTTCACACCGTGACCCAAGTCTTTCATCGTCCACATCTGCTCAAATTTGATGTTCGCCGCGGTCTTTCTCACATTGGATGCCAATAGCTCGCCTGTAGCCTTCCTTGCTTCTGGTAGCCACGGATAACTAATGGTTCTTTTGCCATCTGAGATAGAGCAGCACAAAATACGCGAGTCTGGGTGATGTGGTTTCAGCCGGTCGGTCTCGTAATCGAACGCTACAAGCTCGCCTTGCTGATGAAACCAATTGATAGCGTCGCGTGCTTTATTGTCTTCGTAAATTATCTCTACTTGAGATTCGTAATCAGGCACTTTCTCAAATGGGTAATCGGTCTTTGATGCAAAAGATTTGATGGCTCCTAACACCATTTGCTCTAAAACAGGGTGATGTTTTCCGTTTCGGTCTTTGAGCGCCGTGTACATCAAGTGCGCTGTGTTGTAGGTTGGAATAAGCCACGCGTTAATCTCCGCACACGGAATAACCAGACCTTGCCAAGTATCCATGCCGTGCAACCCTTTTTGCCACAGTCCACCAATCACAGATTTGCACGCGTTGTGGCCAGTTAACAGTATGGCTTTTGGTTTTAGTCTCTTGATTGCTTCGATCACTTTGGGTCTACACTGCCCTACTTGTTTCTCTGTTGGAGATTCTCCTTTTCCCGGATAACAAGACAGTGCATTTGTAAGCCAGCAATCTCTTCGGATGTCTAGTCCTGCTTGCCTTCCCAATTCGTAAAGTATTTGACCAGAGGGCCCCACAAATGGCGCTCCTGCTTCGTCCTCCACGAATCCGGGAAACTCGCCTACAATCATCAAACCTTTCTCACCATGTCCTGAGATTTCCATCTTTGGTGAGTTACAGGTTTTGTACAGCTTGCACGCTTCACACTCTGGTTTTAGTTTGCGGAGTACCGCGGGAGAACGGTTCGTTTGTATCAGCTTGTTCAATTTCCGTTCTCCTCTGGCACAGAAAGAGCAGACACGAATTCCCAATCATCACCTCGCGAGACCACACAAATCATCTCTCCATCTTCTTCACAAACTTGAAACTCTCCCGCGGCCATGTTGACAATTCGCTGTAGCGCTGGTGAGGAAATCGAAAACACCAATTTTCCTTGGTAATCGATTCGGTGATCTTTGAAGTAGTAGCCGGTCACACCTTCGCCTTTGAGACGCAGAACACCACCGGAGGTTCTTACCGTGATTATCTCCGGTACTTCGGTCAAGTTCTTCTCGGCGAAGATTGAAGCGGTTTTAGCCGCATCGGTTAGAATCTCAGGCAATTTCAGTTTCTCGCCGGTCTTGCCGAACACTGCATCTGTCTCTGCGTAGACTTCCATTTCTTTATCAGGAGAAATGATGATGTCATTCTCGGTTTTGAAATAAAGCCGAGACACACTTTCGCCTACATGTTTGATCGGTACTTTTTTGAGAAACTTGAGGCTTCCAGCGTCTACCAGCGCTTCAGAAAGTCCCGTGTCGAATTCGTGACGAAACACTTGATACCCGTCGTTGGACTCGATGTAATTCGGTGTGAAGTGTACACAGTAATTCGCACCATCGGTATCTTGGTTGCGGTCTTTGGAAGCGCATGTCATGGCCGTTAAGCACACTTCCGAGAAAGTAGGTTCTACTTTCTTCCACTCGGTTGGAAACTTCAAATCATCAATAGGCATGTCGATTTCAGAAGTGTTGATTCCCATTTCTTCATTCTTGCCACGAAAAACGATTTTCCCGTTTACTTGCCTCACGCCAAGCTCAGGTGATTTGAATTTGTTGATTGTCTTTATTAGCGTCTTACCGTCCACCGCTCCTTGAATACTCTCATCGCCAAAAGGCGCACGACAAAACAAGTCGTCGTTGTGCGAATAAACGAAACCACCATGAAAAACGAAAAAAGAACACTGCGCTACAGTGTTCTCAATTGTCGCTAGTCCGTTGGACAGAACTTCGAGTTTCGTCGAGAAATCGGTTTTGTCAATCTTCAATTCGTTCCCCCCTCATCCTCACTTCGTGATTTTCTTTCGATGCTCTGCAAAGTTTGTTGAATAAAATCAGCAAACGCCTTGTTCTGGGCTTTCTGATCTTCTTGGCTTTCAGTGCGGAGTCCAAATGCGACACGTTCTGCATCATAGTCTCATTCGACCATTCCAAGTGATTTCTGCAACCACACTCGGAGAACATGTCCTCAAGTTCAGACCTATTTATTTGAATTTTCATCGACACTAATTACTACACGGTTTTTGGGTGTGGCAAGGTGGTAAAATTCTACTACCTTGCCAAAAAGTTTCCAATCTACGTAGCGAACGCACTAATTATGTGTGGTGTACAAATATCAAGATTGCCTGCCACGTAACACACTTTGGTTTCGCTGTATCCCGCATGACGTCGCATCAAGACATTGATTCTGTAAATACACGTGCCTGTATCAAAATCACCACGTTCTTCGGTGGTTTGGTTGATCCCGTAAATCGACGTGACACGTCCGTATTTGTCTTTGGAGTCTGAGAAATTGGATTTTCTGAGCAGTTCTTGGTCGTAGCTTTTCGCGTCGGCTTGTGTCGCTGTGACCAAACACACATTGTGTTTGAGCGCGATTCCTCTCAAATTTGTCCACGTCTCGTTTATCGCATCTCGTTTGTTCGCGTAATTGGGCATTTTGAGGATGTCGGCGAAGTCGATCACTACCATATCAGGCAACCAATTGTCTTCGTCTGCCCACGTTGCAAGCTGCGATTCGATGTCAATTGTTGAGAGTTCACCGTCCGTATGACACGAGAATTTGATGAGTGGTACTTCGCTGCGCGCGTGATACCACTTAAAATCGGCCATCAAATCGGGTATGTCTTCTGGCGTTAAAAGAGGCAATTGCATGTAGTCAAGGTCTGGCAAAACCTCATTGATTTGAAACCTTATGCCAGTAGGAATCGCGATTTCTTTGGTCTTGATCGACCTTCCCGTAAGCGCTTGCTGATATCTTTTAAGCAGCTGTTTTTGAGACATGTCACCGGCTTGGAAATAGGCTACTTTTTTACGTTGGTAAATGGCGTTCATTGCCACGTCCAAAAGCCAATAACTCTTGCCTCTTTTCTCTGGCGCGAGGAACGCACAGAACGCTCCTTTGTGAAAATCGTTACCTAGTAGTTTTCCTAATGCTCCGGGATATTTTAGCACAACCTCTTCATCGTCCGTAAACGCTTCCTGAAGGACTCCAATTTCTTGACATGGCGTAATACCTTTTTCCGGGTTAAAGTCCACTGTGGCCAATTCTGACACGATTCTGGTGCATTCCGAAACGTCTTTGTTTAGAATTGAGGACTCTAACTCTGTTTTTAGTGTACTAAACTTCACTAAGTTGAACAGTTGTTCAGCTTCCTTGAGAACGAAACCTACTTCGACATTTCCGTGTACGTCGTTGACGGTCAGAAGGACTTTTTCCATCTCTCCTGATCGTGACTGGGAAAC